GATGCGCCGAGCATGGCTGGGTGGCGCTGATGGGTGACCGCAAGGCGACATGGACTCACCGACTCAAGCAACGCCTCGGCGTCGGCGTCCGGGTTAAGTCATTGGAGAGATTTTACTCGCCCAAGAGGTCAATTCATGTCGCCGCCGGCAAGACCGCTCAGATGTTTTATTGGAGCAACCTCAACATCAAGGACGCGATGGCTCGGATTCGGCGCAATCAAGATCCAGCGCGCGGTCCAACATGGGAGGTTCCTACCGACGCCTTCACCGAGGCGGATAACGACGAAAAGAAAATCGCCTACCTAAGCCAACTGGAATCCGAGATGCGGATCAAGGATGGCGACCGCTGGCAATGGACGCGGATCCAAAAACGACCGAACCACCTTCTCGACTGCGAGGCGATGGCGACCGTGTTTGCCTTCATGCTCAAAATCCTTGGCCGCGAGACCGAGCAGGAAGCCGCCGAAGATTGACAACTTGTCAGAGGGCATGGCGGCCCTCGACATGACGACAGGTTTTTCCACCGAAGAGGTGGTCGAGATCCTCGAAGAGAACAAAAAGACACTCAAGAAGCTCATGATCAGCTTCCAGGAGTCGGGATCGCAGATCACATACAAGCGCCTCGATGACACCAAAGAGATCATCGCGGCCTGCCAGCACGCTCTCCGCAAGCTCGACCCGATCACCTACGGCAAGACCCGCCGCACCTGTCAGTCAACTGCCGGTATTTTCTAACATGAACCTGCTGCAAAAAATCACCAAGTCCGCCGCTTTAGCCTTTGGATGGTCGCCCTACGAGAGCGTCAACCCATCACCGGTTCGCCAACGCCTGCCCGCCGCAGCTCCGCAAGACCACCGCAAGGAGGCGACGCCACTGGTACGCAACGAACTCATCAAAGGCAGCCGGTACTTGATGAAAAACAGCGGGTTTGCCCGCGAAATGGTCTTCGACATGGCCGTCTACTCGGTCGGCGATGGTCTCAAGATCCAACCCAAGACCGAAGACCGCGAATGGATTGCCGGCGCGCTCGACTACTGGGAAGAATGGTCGAATCAGTGCGAGGTGACGGGACGATTCTCCCTTTCCGAGTGCGAAATGCTCATCTGCCGCGCGATCGACGAAGACGGTGATATTTTCGTCCATCTTACCCGCGTCGAAGGGCGGCCGGTCATCCAACTCATCGAAAGCCACCGCGTGAGTGGTGGGAACAACGACGGCACGGTCGATGGCATCCGTTTCGACGGCTATGGCCGCCCAGTTTCGTACAATGTGCGCCAGGATGACGGCACTTTCATCGAGCTTCCGGCCTACTCGGTGCTCCATATCTTTGACCCAGAGCGCGCATCATCGGCTCGGGGAGTGCCATCACTGGCACATTCGATCAATCACATCCGGGATGAGATGGAATTGCTCGCGCTCGAAAAGCACGCACTCAAAGATCATGCCGACAAATCGTTCGCGATCACCACGCAGAATGGCGAGATCGACAGCAATGATGGCTTTGGCGGACTGGATATTGACTCAGGCAAGGCCGAGGACAATCCACACAGTGACCCGACTGCATTGCAAAAGATCGTCGGCGGCAAGTGGGTCGCGCTCAAGCCGGGAGAAGAACTCAAACCCTTCGAGTCCAACCGCCCATCGCCCACTTTTACCGGATTCCTCGATCACCTTCGCCGCGATTCGGCGCTTGGTGTGGTGCCATACGAGTTCACCGCAGATTCAAGCAAGATCGGCGGCGCTGGCGTCCGCATGGTCGTGGCCAAGGCCGATCGCCGATTCTCCCACAGGCAAAACATCCTCATCCGCCGCTTTCTCACGCCTGTCTGGAAATTCGTCATTGGCGATGCCATCACTCGTGGCGAGATCCCGCTGATTGCAGGATGGTGGAAAATATCCGTGGTCACACCACGCAGGGTGACCGTCGATGCCGGTCGGGAGTCGCTGCAAAACCGCGAGGATGTGAAGGCCGGTCTCAAGACCTTGTCCGATCACTTCGCCGAGCTGGGCATGGACTTCGAGGAAGAGGCCGAACGCCGAGCTCGCGACATCGCGCACCTTCAAGAACTCGCCAAGAAATACGACATCCCACTTCAGATGCTGTTTGCATCGGGAGTTGCCACCCCGCCAGTCGAAGCGCCGACTGGTCCTGCGAAGTGATGGGGAATTGACACCCCACGCGGTGCGTGAACGCACGCGATCTCATTTTGACACAGGAGCCGTGGGCCATCGCCCCGGAGGCAATGGACGGCATCATCGGTTTGGCCATGGACATGGCTGCCGGCAAACTCTTCACGCTCCCGCAGAGCGATGCACCGCAGTCGATCATGAGCGTCGCCGATGGCGTCGCCACAATCTCGATCACCGGACCGCTCCTTCCGACCACCGACGAGTTCGATCGCGTGATGCTCGGGGCGACGAGTCTCGATGAAGTCCGCTCCACCGTTGAAAGCGCCGCCGCTGATCCAGCGGTCACATCGATCGTCCTCAACATCGACTCTCCTGGCGGAACCGTTCGCGGTACCCCCGAGGCCGCCGATGCAATCTACGAAGCCAGCAAGGTCAAGCCGGTGCGTGCGCACACCTCCGGAACGATGGCATCCGCCGCCTACTGGCTCGGATCGCAAGCGACCAGCATCTCGATGACACGCTCGGCATCGGTCGGATCCATCGGCGTGATGGTCCCGCACATCGATCAGAGCAAACGCGCGGAGATGCTCGGCGTGAAGGTCGAACTTTTCACCACCGGCAAGTTCAAGGCCGCTGGTTTCCCTGGCACCTCGCTCACCGAGTCGCAACGCGAGTTGATCCAAGAGCGCATCGATCAAGTCTTCGGCGAGTTCAAATCCGCCGTCACGCGCCAAGGTCGGAAGATCCCCGCCGAGGCGATGCAAGGGCAGACATTCTACGGCCCGCAAGCCGAGTCGCTGGGCCTCGCCACCGTGGTGCGCAGTGCTTCGCAAGCAGGCAAAGCCGGATCCTCTCCGCTTCGCGCAGTTGACACTGCGGAAGATGGCATGAGCGAACAAGTCGTCGCATCGGTCGAGCCCGTTGTTGCGGAAATCGCAAACGAAGCCGCCCCATCCGCACCGGAAGGTGAGCAAGAGGCAGCTCCTGAATCCGCACCAGAAGGCGAAACCGAAAGCGCGCCTGCTGAGGAGCCCAAGGAAGAGTCCGCCACCGAGATCATCGGCGACCTCAAGGCAACTCTGGCATCGCTGCAAGGCGAGATCGCCGCACTGAAGGCCAACCAACTTTCCATCGATGAAGCAGTAGCCGCCAAGGCCGCCGCCATCGCCAGCCGCAGCTCCAGCGCACCCGTGAATGTCTCACCGGACGCACAGAGCAGCGAGAGCATCTACGACCAGTGGAAGAACGCTTCTGGCGCAGAGAAAACCCGAATTTTCAGGGCTCACCGCAAGGAACTCGAAGCCCACGCGGCCAAACTTTGAAACCAAAAACCAACCCGAATTAACCACAACGAACTCATCCAATCATCATGGCAACCACCATCAGCAATGAACTCAAACTGAATGTCGTCCTCGACAGTGCGCTTGTTGCACTTCGCGAGGCGCTTCTTCCCATCAATGCCTTCAGCACCGTGTACAACTCGGTCCCGCTTCAAGGCACTGACAAAGTTTCCGTGCCTTTCTTCCCATTGGCAACGGACGCCACCGTCGATTTCAACGGCACCTACGCATTCAGCGACACGAATGCGATCAACAGCCGCGAAATCACCGTCAACAAGCGCAAGTATCAAGCGCTTTCCTTCACCTCCAGCGAACTCGCTCGTCAACCCTACTTCAACCCCGAGCAACTCGGTTTCCTGAAGGGTCGCAAGCTCGCCGAAGACATCATCAAGGACATCCTCGGTGTTGTGACGACCGCCAACTACGGCGCACCTGTCCTTACCAGCGCGGCCTCCGCGTTTGATTCGGATGATGTGATCACCATCAAGACCGCACTCGACCAAGCCAAGTGGGCAAAATCGAGCCGCACGATGATCCTCGACAACGCCTACGAAGGCGCGCTGCTCAAGGACGCCGGCATCAAGAACGCAGCCGCAGTTGGCACCGCCTCGGCGATCCAAAACGGCCTGCTTCCAAGCATCGCTGGCTTCAATGTCATCGGCACCAACCTCATCCCCGGCAACTCGCAGAACCTCGTCGGCATGGTGGCACTCCCAGAAGCGATCCTCGTGGCATTCTCGCCCGTGACTCCTTCCTCGGGTGTCCGCGCCAGCCTCACCAACTACGAGACCGTCACCGACCCAGAGACCGGCCTCACCATCGAGTACCGCTCATGGGGTGACCCTGACACCGACACCGAGAAATCGGTCATCGAGGTCAACTATGGTTTCGCCCTCGGCCACGCCGCAGCCCTCAAACGGATCGTCTCCGCCTAATCATGCGCCGCGCCATCACACTAACCCGCAATGGCGACACTTGGAAGGTTAAGCACCTTCCGAGTGTGACGTTGGCCGACCAGCTTGCCGATTTCAAGGCCGCGAAAGTGACCGGCGATTTCGGTGGTGCTGATGAGGTGCAAATCTGGTCGAACGGTGACACGCTCAAGCGGTATGCGAAAAAAGCAGCCGCCGCAGTGATCGAGCCGATCGAGCCGGAAGCCGCAGAGACACCCGAGCCGAAGAAGGTCAAGAAGTAATTTGTTTCATTGGTAGCGT